TGGACTGGGCGCTGGTATTCCCGGACATCGACACGGGCGTGGCTGCCATTGCCTGGTCGCTGGGTGTCTCCAACGCCACCCTGGCTGTTCCGGTGTCGACCGACATTGGCACGGAAGTCTGGGGCTCGGCGCTCACGGCCGGCCAGACCAATGCCGTCGTGCGCAACGCCTCCAGCGTGTCCGCACAAGGCCAGGTCAATGCCACTGCCACCCTGTCGGGCGACCGCGAAATTGTGCTCAAGTGCACGACCGCCGCGGCCACCTATGCAGGTTCCGGCAAGGTCGGTCAACTGTTGATGTTGCTGCAGGGTTGATTCTCTGGGTTGGTTTCGGGGTGGCTGGCAACGGCTGCCCCGCTTTTGGTTCACTAGGAGATATTCATGGCCCTCGTACAAGCCTACCGGCGCACCAAGGACTACACCCACGCATTCACCGATGGCACGCTGGTGTTCCAGCCCAATGCCCAAGGCGATGTGGTGTGTGATGTGCAAGACCCGGCCCATGTGGCGCGCCTGTTGCAAGTGCCGACCGGGTTTCGCCTGTATGGCGAGCAAGCCGACGAGCCAGTGTCGCCTTTGTTGACTGAAAAAGTGGAATTAGTTCCACTGGACGAGGTAAAAAGTGAGCCCGAAGTGGAACTAGTTCCAGTCGAAGCCTCGCCTTACGTCCTGAAAGACGAGGACAGCGGCATCGAATTTGACCTGCGACCCCTCACCGATGACGAATTGCATGCGTTTGCCAAGGCCAACGATGTCAAGGTGCACCCCAAGGCCAAAGGCGACACGATCCGCGACAAGATCGTTCAATCCTTCAAGGAGTAATCTACCATGGCAAGCACCATTCTGGTTAAAGACGCCATCTGGCGCATCAGCGGCCTATTGCAAGATGTCAGCCCGCAGTTTGCGCGCTGGCCAGAAAAGGAAATTGTCAACTGGCTCAATGATGCCCACCTGGCCATCACCAAGTTCCTTCCTGCAGCGAGTTCTCGCGTGGATGCGATCAAACTTTCGCCAGGCACGCGCCAAAGCATTGAATCCATTGCCGCGGCAAACTGCAAACCGGGCGACGGATCGACGCCAACAGCCACCGTGCTTGGAACCCAGGTGCTCGATGTCATTCGCAACATGGGAGCCGATGGCGCGACGCCTGGAGACTCGATTCGCCTGCTGTCTGATGGCCGCGAGGTCATGGATTCACAAAACCCAGGATGGCACGCCATTACCGGGGCGTCTGTGACGGGTTTCATGTACGACCCGCGCATGCCGCGTTACTTCTATGTAACGCCGGGTGTTCCGGCAACACCAGACAAGTGGGCCGAAATCGCCTACACCGCGCAGCCCATCGCAATACCAAATACGGGGACTGCTGGTTCAGAGCTTTATTTGATCAGTGGCGCAAGCACAACCAAAATCAGCGTGAACGATGAGCACATCGAAGACTTGGTGAACTATGTGTGTGCGCGCGCCTACATGAAGAACGCCGCGTTCGCTGCCAATGGTCCGGCCGCCGCCAACTACACCGCCATGTTCACGGGTTCGCTCAATGCCAAGGTCACGGCCTTGACGGGCAACAACCCGAACCTGCAGCGCCTGCCATTCGCACCTGAACCCATTGGCGCCGCATCGTGAAACTTGCCGACTTCCTGCCCTACATCCTGCCACGGGCAAAGGGCTGCCCGGAAATCGCTGCCCTGTTCAATGCACGCCTGGCGATCATCGAACTGTGCAGCAAGGCACTGATCTGGCGCGAGTACCAAGACCCGCAAATGACCTACGGCAACATCACATCCTACGAGTGGGATGTCGATGCCAGCCAGCAGGTTTGTCTTCTGCTGGGCTTGAAACTGGACGGCATCGAAGTCGATATTGTGGACCCGGCCACCGGCAAGGCGCGCGACTCGAATGGCTGGTTGAGCAACTACGCCTACGGCACCTTCACCGGCTTTGAGTTGCACCCGGCCCAGGCTTCCGGCCTGAAGATTGTCACCTATTGCGCTCTGGCACCGTCCATCACGGCTGATGTTGTTCCAGACGCGCTTGGGCAGTATGCCGAGGCCATTGCCACCGGCACGCTGTCCCGGCTGATGAAGTCCAAGGACAAGGACTACTCAGACCCCAACGGCGCACTGCTGGCCCTGAGTGAGTGGAATGCAGCCATTGCCGACGCCAAAGCCGACGCCTTCAAGGGATTCGCCCGCGCCAAGACGCGCACAAGCAAAGTCTGGTTCTAAGCCATGGGCGCCATCCGACTCGGACCCTTCTTCGGAGCGAACAAGGCCACCCAGCCCAAGATGCTCAATGCCAATGTCGGTGTTGACTCGCTCAACCACTGGCCTGACCGTGGCGACTTGCGGCCCTGGCGCGTGCCGCTGCAGGAGTTTGCGGTGTCAGCGGGCACCAAGACCATTGCCATGTTCAAACGCGATGCCATCACCGATGCGGTGTACTGGCTGCAGTGGCAAACCGTGGTGCATGCCATCAGCGGCTTTGTTGATTCGCCTGTCAACCGGACCTACTACTCGGGCTCTGGCGCCCCAAAGTACACCGATGGCGCCATTGGGCTGGCCACCGGCACGTTTCCGACCGCCTACCGTGATCTTGGCATCCCAAGGCCGGCCACCCTCCCAATCGTCACGCAAACAGTAGCGGGCAAGGGTGACGACGAGGAACGCTTCTACGCCTACTGCTATCTGAGCAGTCACGACGAGCTCGGGCCGCCCCAGGTGAGCGCCATGGTGACATGCAAGCCGGGTGCCACCTTCACCATCAGCAACCTGGCCGCACCGCCATCAGGGCTTGGCGAGGCGCGCGACATCGATCGGATTCGGATTTTCCGCACCGCCGTGGGCGACACAGGCGCCGAGTTCTTTTTCCTGAAGGACATTGCCGTGGCCACCAGCACCACGGATGCCGCGCTTCCCGTGGGCTCTGACACCATGCCCTCGAAGAACTACGCCATGCCACCGGCTGACCTGAAGAACCTGACTTCACTCTGGAACGGCATGGCAGCGGGCATTACCGGCGATGCGGTGCGCTACTGCGAGCAGTTCAAGATGCACGCCTGGCCCGTGGCCTATGAAACCCTGTGTCCCGAAACCCCTGTGGCTTTGGCCGTGTTCCAGAAAACCCTGCTGATCCTGACCACCGGACGCCCGCGCCTGGTGTATGGAAGCGCACCCGAGGCGATGGACGACACGCCCGTGGAATTCATTGCAGCCTGCATTGCGCCGCAGTCGGTTGTGTCATTCGGACACGGCGCCTGCTGGGCCACCAGCGACGGACTGGCCTATGTCGGCACCAATGGCGCGCCCCGGCTGCTTACTGAGGGACTGATGCTGCTGGACGACTGGAAGGCGATCAACCCGGCGTCCATTGTTGGCTCGCAGTTCAACGGCAAGTACATGGGCTTTTACGACTCTGGCGCCGGCGTGCTCAAAGGCTTCATGCTGGACCCGCTGCACCCCGAGCAGGGCATTTTCTTCTTGAGCACCGGCTATTCGGCGGCCTTCTTTGATTCGCTGTCCGAGGAAATGTATGTGCTCGATGGCACCAACATCAAGAAGTGGAACGCCGGCGCCACCAACATGACAGTGACCCACAAGAGCAAAGTGTTCTTGATGCCAAAGCCGGTCAATATGTGCATTGCCAAGGTCATTGCAGACGCCTACCCGTGCACCTTCAAGCTCTACGCCGACGACCGGGCCGCCTGGACCAAGACCGTGACAAGCGAGGATGAATTCTGGCTTCCGGATGGCTACCTGGCGCGAGACTACCAGATCGAAGCCAGCACGGCACTGGACATCACCGGCATTGTGATTGCCGACAACTTACCGGACTTGATGGGATGAGCAGCCGGTTAAAGGACATCCCCGCGCTGCTGCGCGACGGAAGCAACCTGAACGCTGTCATGGCCGCCGTGCAGGAGGTCATGCAGACCTTTCGCGGCTACCGTGGCGACAAGCTCGACAAGGCACTGACGCTGCGCGATTTGTCGCTGGCGGCACAGCGCGGCATCAGCGGAGGTGGAGCGATTGATGTGGGCATCATTGGCGGCACGACCCCGGGTGCGCCCATCACTGACGCCTATGTGGTTGACCCAACGCCACCGCCGACGCCGACCGGCCTAGTGGTGACTGCCGGCATCACATCGCTGTTTGTGAGTTGCGCATCCCCGGTTTACACGCAGGGCCACGGCCATGCCGTCACCGTTGTGTATGGCGCCAAGTTGCCAACGGAAGACCTGACGCAACCCACATTCAGCGAGGCCGTGGAGTTGTTCAGGTATCAGGGCACGTTTTCAGCCTATGCCACTGACCCCGCAACGCGCTGGTGCATCTGGATCAAGTGGCAGTCGGTCGATGGCTTCCTGTCCACCGACCCGGCTGGCGGCACCAATGGGGTTGTAGCCACCACCGGGCAGGATGTGGCGCTGCTACTGGACGCCCTGGCCGGCGAGATCAC